GCTTTGTATGATCTTATAGCTATAAATGATTTAGATAACAAAACAACTTCAGCACTAATGATGGCTACAAAACTAAGCCCAGAACTTGCTGTTGATGCTATTAAAGCACTAGATAGCGTTGATACAAATCGTGGTTTAAATGCTATCCTGCCAACAAGAGCTGATGGTGTTAGTTTAGACCAAGCAACAGATGAGCTTTTTGATACTACATTTAGAGAGGCCATGACTGGTCATAATTGGTGGAAGCTTTTAAATCCTAAAATATCTTCTATGCGTCAGCAGCAATTAATAGAATTTGCTGAATCTGCTGATATTAATCTTAACGATTTAGGTCAGGCAGTTATTTTAGACCCAGATGTACGAAGTGCTGTGAAAGGAATTTTTCTCGAAAGAGTTGCACATGTTAAAGGTCAAGGAGACGCAAAAGAAATTATGCGTCAGGCTTTAGTAAAAGTTGGTAAAAGATTTGGCTATGAAGAAAATAGACAGACTGGTGAAATATATTTAGTTGAACGCCCTATTATGGATTTTGGTCAAGCAACTATACCAAGCATGAGAATAGGTGGTCGAAATCAACCTATGTTTACATTAACTCGTGAAATGATTGATACTGACTTTGTTGAAAAATGGTTTGCTCGTGGAACTCCTGGCTTAAGAAACCCAAGATTAGATGAAGCAATGCGCTCAGTTTCTGACTATGGTAATCTATATCGTTCTGACCTTACATTTCATGCCAACATAAATTTTGGAAGTCAGCAAACATATACAGTTATTTTAACAGACCATTACGGAAATCCTACTGTAGTAGATACAGATTACAAATGGGAATTTGCTAGTTCAGTACAAGCTCCTCATTATGAAGAAGTAATGAGCAGAATGAAGACTGAAAGAGGCAAAGAATTTTGGTCTATGATGGGCTTGTTCGATAGAAGTCTTCTTCAAAATAATATGGAGCAATACTCAAAAAGAGCTTCTGATAGAAGTCTTATGGGTATTGTAAGACACTTAGACAAACTTAGAATACTTACACATGAAGGTGCGCCACAGTCATTTATAGATGGTATGGGGCAACCTTTTAATAAAGAAGAAATTGAAGATGTTATTGAAGCTTATCAATCGTGGGTGTCACTGGGGTATTACTAATGAGCTGGATAGATGAATATATGAAAATACTTGCCAAGCATGAGGGAACTCGTGGGGCAAAAGCTATTGAGGGTGGTGGCTACACCAGAGGATATGGACTTAC